GGTAGCGGGGAAGGTCCATGTAGGGGACAATGTTGCGGGCTGAAATAAGGTCCGTTGGCTGGGTTGAGAGAAAGTTCAACAACAGGCGAGTATTGCTAAAAGGGTTTGCCTGGGCTGCTGTTCCAAGTGTGACCGAGTAGCTGGCTGCTGAGGAGGCGGTAGAGAAGAACCGTTTGCAGGAGTTGTCCACGTTGAACACGAATGACATCGCATTGATACCCACAAGACCCTGTTTGTTGTAGGCAGCATCACCATACACAAAGGGAGAAAGACCAAGGAGTGGCTCAGTCACATTTACTGACCCAGTAATCACCCAAGTATCCGCCACGTTGGTAGACACAGGGCTGGCGTCACTACCACCCGTGCTAATATTGTGAACCAGAGTAAAGGTTGCAGGGTAAGAGCCACGAGGGTAAAGGTCGCCATCGTAAGACTGATCCGACCAGTCGCCCAGAGGGTTGTTCGACCCTCCTACACCTGCCGAATACTGTTTGTAGGCCTGGTCTGGAAGAACTGGGCACATGCCGTTATAGCGATACAATTCACGGTTGTTGTTTAGACGAAGAAGAGAAGGCAACACATCTTGAAGATTGACAGACACATTGGTGTTGTTAATCTGGGATGAGCAAGTCGTAAACAAGGAGTTCAGGGGGAAGGCCTGGAAAGCATCAGTGTCTCCGTAGTTAAAGGCGGTCTGTCCAAGTGGGACACCTGTGATGTTAATCGTAAAGGCAATGTCCGTCTGGATAAGCACCTCACGAGAGACCACAATATTCTCGCTAGGGATTTGGACGTTAAAGGTCATGGACGAACTGGATGTAGACACTGCCGAGAAGTTCTGGTAGGTATTTGAGGATGCACCCGAGACAACGGCATAGGACAATTGGTCCGTAATGTCGGCAAGACGAGCATCTTTCACGAGAACGGTTTTAAAGTCGGCACTCATATATATTAACCAAATATATTTTATTTTGGTGAATACATATTTTCTAAACTAAAAGTTTTCATCTCCGTAGACCCAGAACCAATCCTCCCACTCTCATGCGACCATTCTTAGATCACTGGTTGGATGTTTCTTCTCAAACAAGAACTTGATGGTGGCGGTTGCTCCCGAGGGAAGCAAGAAAGGGATAAGCTGCCCTAATTTGTCTCGCCAATAGACGTTGATGTCAATGTTTGTAAGAGGGGTGTTGCCTGTCATGTCAATCCTCCTATACTCGGCCGTAGGGGTGTATAGAATGTTTGGCTTAAAGACCTGTTGATTGGTTTGAAAGTCTGTAATGATTTGAGCAAAGTTTGCGTTATTCCCTATACCTCTGCTAGTATGTCCGTTGTTAAAGATAAGTGGTGCAGACAGCTGATTGCTAATGATGGGTAGAGTGTTCGAGGTAAAGACGATAGAGGCTACGGGGGTCCATGTATCAATGGTGCTAAACTCTTGAAACATTTGGGTATAAACCGTCTGTGTAGCAGGAGGTGTTACATTGGTAGGCAAGAGAATAGTGTTGATGCCTTGGTAGTCCGCCACGAGGAGCTGGTGATTTCTGCCTAAGGTTACGCCTTGGGTTCCAAAGTTGAGAGAAGGGAAAGAGTTAAACAAGGCAAACAGAGGAGGGTTCATGTATATCTTGACTCGTGCCGCCTGTGACTGGTTAAAGTATTGTTCCTGTGCCTGTAAGATTGCCTTAGAGGAAGTCACGTCCCATGTGAGGACGGGCTGCTTTGCGGTGAAAAGCGGAGACAAAGCCCCGCCTGTATTTGCGATAAGACTGGTCATTGCTGTAAGAAAAGAACCATTAATCAACTCTAAAAAATATTGGAACTGATAACAGTAATAGTATTCAGTATTGTTCTGTTGAAATCCTGAACTGGTTGCACTTGGAGGGATAGGCGTAGGTAGATTTTTGTTTTGAGGCAACCAACTGATAAACTCTTGTGTAGAAGGGGTAATGGTTCCCGCACCATCGTCGTATTCCAAGGTCACAGAGTAAATAGACAGATTAGGGTTCGCCTGTTGTGGCTGGATTTGACAGATGAAATTGGGAAGATTATAGGTATCCAAACTAAACCGAACAATGCTCATGTAGTATTCACCGCTGTTCTCAATAACGGGGTTGGTTCTTGTCTCGTTAAATCGCAAGAAGGGGTCAATGTTCGTAGTGCTTTGGAAGTTTGTAGACACAATATCGTAATAGACCATGTCTGGATTTTGTGCTTTCTTAAACTGTGATAGCTGAGACATTATACTATAAGAAGATATTTTAATTGTATAATCTTATCCATCTTAAATATAATGAACTGTAAGGATCATTCCACCCTGTGATGTAGTTGTTCCAAGAATATTGTTATAGGCAAAGATGTTGTTTGCACCAACTTGACCGAGAGCACCGCCATGATACAACATAGAGGTTTCGGTGCTTCCTATGTTTCCTCCAACAATCGTTCCATTTAAATTACACGCTCCTGTGGCGTTCACAAGGAACCGACTTGAAAGTTGACCTTGAAAGAGAATGGTTGTAGAGGAAGGAAGTAAGGTTGACCCGTCTTGGTTCGTATAAACTGTCGCAGGGTTCGTTGTATTTCCAATTTTAAAAACAGTTGAACTACCGTAAGTAAACTCATTTCCTACGGTTCCACATATCACCGAACCCGATGCCTGACCGAGACATGCCCCAGAAAATAGTATATAATCTATGCTAATCACGGTATCTATGGTTTTTCCAGTAATGTCCTGAAAACTACACGTTCCTTGTGTAGTTACAAGATAGGTAATTGATTTAGCACTCCCAACCAAGGAACGATCCACATAGTCTTTGGTAGCGGCACGTTGAGGCACAGCATCCGTTGGTGTAGTAACAGCACTTTGAACTACATTGGTAAACGTATTGATACCAGTAAATGTGTTTGTAGGATTTTTGGTAATGTCAGTAATGACTGTTCCTGCTACGGACACCATGTCATTGTATCCAATCAAGACATTGTCAGCTGCGGTTGCCCCAGCTATCGCAAGAACGGGTGGATTTGCGTTTGAAAAAACGGGAGCAACCGTCCATGTATTCACCAATGGAAGGGGAGTATAATTTGTCTCATCATCATCAATGTCCTTTTTCGTAAGCATATCTGTCGGGTTGACGGGGGCATTAGACCCCGTATAAGACGCAGTATCTTGAAAATCATTCGTTCCCACCCATACGTTGTCTGTTCCAAAAATATCCGTTGAAATACCAACCCCAGTGATGAGACCTGATACATAGATATTCTTCACGTTTAGGTCACCATTCACCGTTGTCTCACCTAATAGCGTAAGTGGAAAGGTATAATTTTGTAATCCCTGTAAAGCCATATAATAAACAAATATTTTATTATACGGCAATCACTCAATAGGTTGGACCTTTTCTAAACTTGATAAAAAGAGCATAGAACCCCGTAGGGTCTACACGGGTTCCAGTGTCCCAACGAAATGACCCACCCTGACCATATCCATTGAGAACACCTACGTTATAAGAATAGGTAATCGCATCATTGGATACGGGATTTTGTAAGGGTTCAAGAGCACCATACATACGTTGAGCGGCAAACATACCCCCTCCAATATAACTACCACCACCTTCACCGCTTTCAGCTACATCACCATCTTCACCTATGGATGCTCCCGCAATTTCTGTTCCATTTAGGACAAAATAAGACCAACCAGGCTGTAAGGTCGTTACTTCCAACGTCGCCACTCCTGTATAAGCGGGTATTTGAAAGGCAATATATCCACCAGCACCACCAAACGATTTCACATTTGCTCCTGTTGGAACGGCACCCGCAACTGCTCCATTCCCTCCTGCCCCAACGATACAAACCGTCATGGATGTAAAAGAAGCGGGGTCGCATGTAATCGCAACAGAGCCATTCTGTGTAAGAACTTCTTGATATTCTGTTGGTTCCGTAAGATTGAAGGCGGCAATCGCATCATCTACATATTTTTTGTTTGCAAACATTAGACCTGTTGTAGGGGTAGGCACAATGACCTTATTTGTAAACTGATTTTCACCTATCCAATTATTATTTGCTCCTAAAACCCCCGTCGTAGGAAGATAGGCATTTAGACCGCTAAGATTGACCGCTTCATTTGTTCCAGGGGTAGCGGCATTGGTAATGGTGGGTAAAGCCACCATGGAATTGGTCCCCGTCCAGTTATTATCTAAGGCAAGAAAGGAATTACCTAAACCTGTAAATGTCGTATTCATATAGTCATACGTCGCCATATCCTCATCTGCAACGGGTGCTAAAAAGGTTGGCTGAAAATTAGGAAAGGAGTTGAGGCCCGTCCATACATTGTCTGTTGGTAACACTATAATAGGAATACCTCCATCGTAAACGAAACCTGTGCTATTTAAGTCACCTTTCACTTCCACGTCATTGTTAATGGTTAAAGTATTTCGCAGTGTCCATGATATATCCAACTCATCTAGACCCGCAAGTGACATACTATAACATTAGATTAAAAATTAACCCAAGTAGTTTGTAATACCATATCCTCCACGAAATCCTTGACTTCCATCTCCTAAGTTAAATGCCTGACCACCCCATCCATATTGTTCAATCCCTATGTATTGTCTTGTCGTCCCTGAACCCTGTGTTCCTACTGTTCCACTACCCGCCATCCAAGGCGACAGGACCCATGGAGCGTTTGTATATACGCCACCTACGCTATTTGGTCCTAATTGTCCGTTTGAACTGGTATTTCCACCTCCTCCACCCGCAGTCAATACTTGAACCGTAGCAGGATTTAGACCACTACCTGGAACGGGTATAACTGATAAAATAGTGGATGCACCAGCCCCAGAATAGGAAGCAGGCGGAGTAGAACCAATACCTGGTGTCCCTCCAACACCCACACTAATTTGAAATGCTCCTTTTGATGCTCCACCTATGGCTTTGGTAAGCACTAAAAGACCACTCATCGCACCAGAACCACCCGCATATCCTAACGATGTATTCGTGTATCCAGAGGTTGAACCTCCACCAGCTCCAATTATCGTGAAGGCGGTCGCAACATTCGTAAATACAGTAGGTGCTAAGTTAAGTTGGGTTCTTTGAGTAGACGTTCCACCCTCTATTAAGTTCGCCAAAGCAGTATCCGTAAAACCTTTTGTTGCGATTTCAGTATCTGCGACTGGGTCTAAACAAACAGGAAGAAGGTCAAAGGTATTGACACCTGACCATGTGTTATTACTCGCAAGATAACTTGTATTTTGAACAGATGCTTGACTTTTCACGTAGCTACACGGGACTGCATCCGTAGCATTGACGGGAGTAGGAATGAGCGGAGCCATAGTAATGTTTGAGGCAAAGGTGTTTGCCCCCGTCCATGTTGACCCTTGGTTAATTACACTTTCCGCTATCATTTGAGATTGTTCGAGACTAAGATTGACGCCTGAAAACCCTACGCCAGTAGTGGGGGTCGTTTGCGGACGAACCACACTCCATTCGTTTGTGCCTGTCCATATGTTATTCTCATTCTGTCCTTGGTCGCTATTTCCATTGATTAGACCCTGAATGTCTAAATCTCCATTAATCGTTACATCACCTAGAAGAACATTCAAGTTTGCACCGAAGATAGTCGGGTCACGTCGGTTTTGAATATGTTTCAACGACATTATAGTATAGAACAACATTTTAATTACCGAGACAAAAGAAGTTAAAGGCATCTCTATACTTACAAGTATGACGACAGACGTAGAAGACCAGCGAGCTAAACAGTATGACAAGCACTTGAAGCGTGTCTCGGCTTACCAGAAGGCAAACCCTGACAAGTGCCGAGACAAATGTCGGGCATACCATGAACGTCTAAAAGAAGAACCCGAAAAGTATGCAGCCATGCTTGAAAGGAAAAAACAATACTATCTCAATGTAAGAAAACCTAAATTAGATGCCGAGAAATCTAAAAAGGAAGAACTAAAATCTAAATTATAATAGATTATATATAGAAATCTAACAAAGTATTGATTATTTTAGATTTCAAATACTTAAAATAGATTGTATAAAGTAAAAATTAATTAATTTCTACATATATATATCTAAAATAATCAATACTTTGTTAGATTTCTCTATAAATATAGATTATTTTATTGTATTTCTTGATTTCTTATATGTATATTTAGATTTCTTCCAATGGCTTGGGTTTGATTGGGATAAACTCAATCTTCTTGTCCTTTAAGGAATAGTTAAACGTCTCAGGTGTAAGCTCGAAGTATCCTCGGTAGCTCACGGGTTTATTATCCTCTTTTGATACACACTTACGGATATAGTAACCATTTGCAGAGTAGTGAGCCTTTGATGTTTTGCCTGCTTTGTTTGTGTAGTCCCTGATAGTCGTGTATATGCCTAACTTCTCACTGTCTCCTTGCCACCACAAATGATTAATCCTAACGTATTTCCACAAGAGACTGTGTATTACTGCTTGCGGCACGTTATTTTCATCCATTTCCCATAGGCTTTCGGCAAAGAGGTCATTCATGTTGCTCAGGGTTCGTTTCTCACATTCCTTCAAGCCAACCTGTCGGCTAATCTCGGTTTTGAGGCCAATGATAGTGTTGGTCGTTGATTGCTGGGTCATCTTCTTACTTATAAGTATGGAGATTTCTTTAATTCAATTTTTTATTTAATATGTTAAGACCTCACCTTCTTTAAAACAATTAAAATAAAAATTGATTTAAAGTTTATCCATACTTATAAAGAGAACATGGCGACCTTTACGAACAAGACCTTCACGAAGTATGACGACTGGCTCACCCCCTTGTCTGCATGGGAAGACGTCCAGGCCTTCATCCCTCGAGACAAAATCATTTGGGAGGCATTCTATGGAAACGGCGAAAGTGGAACCCATCTCACCAGTCTTGGATACAAAGTCATTCATGAAGACATTGACTTCTTTGAGAATGACAAAGGGGATATCATTGTAAGTAACCCACCCTTTACGAAGATACCTGAGGTATTGGAACGTTTGAAATTAATCGGCAAGCCTTTCATGCTCATCATGCCTTCTTCTAAAATCAATACCCAATATTTCAGGAAGTTGTTTGCGAAAGAGAAGATACAAATTATCATCCCTAAAAAGCGTATCCAGTTTGAGAAGTTAGTCAACGGAGAGAAGGTAGAAGGCCAGAAGAAAGCCTGCAACTTTGATTGCTTCTACTACTGCTGGAAATGGGGATTAGAGAATGACATTACTTGGATCTAGATACCGACTACTTTAATCTTTGGATTTTCTTTTTGATACTTTATCCTTTCTAAAAGTTCAGCTAACTTCTGGGCATTGTATTTAAGATGACTAATTTGTCTCGCCTTCAACTGGAACAGCTTGACAAGTTTCTCGTCCTCGGTCTTGTGCATGGGGTTAAAGAGTTCATTCTCTGCGGTGTGAAGGTCCCGAATCAAGTTGTTGAGATAGCTTTCATTTACGTGAGACATGTATATTATAATTAGATTTATTTTTAGACAGTTAAACATTTTGTCTCGTCTGCGTGTAAAAGGATTAGGTCCTCAATGGGGATGTAGATGTATTCTTTTTCATCTGCTGCGTAGTTCGCTCGGGAGAACATGCGTCGCTCGTATGGCTCGAACTTCTCCTTGTCATACTCAATATAATAAATCTCATTCTTATCATTCTTGACAAAGTTAAAGACAAAGATGTTGGTCTTGCTGGTATCGCTGATTTTGTTCATGGTCAACAAGGTTGTGGGGTATGCACTGTATGCGTTTTTACGGCTCTTAATTTCTATGTTGGTTGTCTCGTTGATGGCGTCATACTTCGCATATCGTCCCTGAGGTCTTAAACCCTCCCACTTGGCTTCAAGGATAGGAAAGATTTTCTTCTGTTGCTGCTCGCCCCAAATGTAGTCATTCTCGTAGTTCACCATCTATACTATACGGTTAGATTATTTTTTAGGAAATTAACGCATTAAAATACTTATTCCCTAAATAAACAAAAAAAAATAATATGTCCTTAGTCTAATGGTTAACTTTGACTACATGATGAAACCCCCTCTACCCTTAGATGAGGATACTATCGTGGAACGGATAGGGACCAGTCTAACCGATGGAGACATCAAACGTTATTTTGGAGATGGTGCCGAAAGCAAGATACTTAAATACAGTGAACTTGCAAATTACGGACATATTGACGAACTTCTCCCTAAACCAAGAGATTTTAGAATATTGTTGGTAGAAGACAGCCACAACAAGGGTCATTGGGTTTGTCTCCTCAAATACGACAAGACCATAGAATATTTCTGTCCCTATGGAGTTCGTCCAGATGCACAAAAGAACATGCTTGGTAAAGTTCGCAATATGATGCTGGGACAAGAGGAAGATTATTTAACCAAACTCATCAAAGCATCCAAGGGCTACAAGGTAGTTTATAACAAGGCAAGGTTACAGAAACTGAGAGAAGGTATCAATACGTGTGGAAGGTGGGTTATTCTTCGTATTATCTGTATGAAAGATATGATGATGACATTACCCATGTTTCAAAAAATGATAAAGGATACAAAAGAAGCAACAGGTCTTCCTGCGGATGCTCTTGTATCCATTTGGATTGGTTAAGGGGAAGCAACCCCCACCTTTTCAACAGGAAGCAACTTACCATAGCAACGGGTAAGTTCCCAGTAGTGTGGCTGACATTTCTCGGGGTGAGGCTGAGCGAACATGCACCAGCGTAGGCGGTCGAACTGGTCCCTACACTCCATTACATTAGGTTTAGATTAAAAGTTTGGATACTTTGATTTATTTTGTCTCGTCTTTTTTGATATAGTTGGTCTGGGCTGTCTCGGGTGAGGTCCCCATGGCCTTGGCGTCTGCCTTCATCTCCTTCATGACGTCCGCATACTTGTCCGTCAGGTAGAGCTTCCTGAGCATACTTGACCCAATCTTAGAACCAAATATTTTATAAAGCATACGAGTAAGAGAATTATTCTGTGTGAAAGGTTCACCCTTCTCATCCACCAGTAAGGGGATGAGTGCATCCTTTTCTCTCAGCTTGGCTTTGAGGGGATGGAACTTTAAATAGAAGTCAATGATTTCACGGAGCAGGGGGTTTGCCTCGCAGGTCTGCGTCTTATACGTGCCTTGGGTCTTGTAGTTGTTAAAGTGAAACTCATTCTTAAACAAGTCAAGAAAGTTCTTCTCTGTTCCTAATTCGGGTTTGTATTTCTTGGTGATGTAAGCGTCCTGATAGTCCTTGTTGCGTCGTGGCTTCTGTAAGACAAACAGAGACAAGACTACCAGATGTAAGAGCTTCTCATATTCTTCACTGGTTAGCTTCTTCTTGTCTTTGAGTTCTTCCATGGTCTTGAACTGTTGCTCGAACTTCTCCTTGACTGCGTCTTGGCCTATCCATTCCTTCTCTTCCTTCTCTGTCTTCTCTGTATTGTCTTTTAGGGACTTGTTCATGGTATCCAGGATAGCGTAATAGCTGTCGTATAGCTTGCTAAACTTCTTGGGTTGTTTTTCCTTTAAAGACTTCATGAGCGAGACAACTGAGATAATATAACTTCGTTGAGTATTGGGTTTGTATTTTTTGAGTTTCTCCTGGATTGCTTCCACGTCGTTCAAGAACTTCAAGTTCTTAATGGGTCCGCCGTTGAGTCGGGTAAGATTTGCTAAATAAAGCTTCTTTGAACTTTCAGTTATATTTTTGGAGGTAAACAGTTCATTCAAATCTTCCATTGTATATTGATTAGATAATATTTTTTAGATTTATTTTTTAGGAACTCGTTTATTACCCCTTGGGGTAACTTTTGGTTGAGTCCGCTTAGGCTTAGGCCTTTGTGCAGCCTCAAACAGTTTCTTTGCCGCCATGGCGATAGACTGGTCAAACTCCTCATCCGTCATTCGCTTTCTGGGGACAGGTGGTTTCGTCTTCCTACGGTATTCTGCTGCCTGTCCTCGGGTCATTGCTGCTTCTTTGACAAACTCCTCCCCGAACTTCTTCGCATATTTGACTCTATTTACTTTAAGTATTTTACGGAACTCTTCCATACGTCGTTCTCCAATAGTCGTTGGGGGAGTTTTCAGCCGATCCACAGACATACCCCTTTGTCTCCGTTTCGCATAGGCGGCTTCTTTTGCGGAAGAGATAGGGGTTTCCTTTTGTCCTTTCATTTGCTTGTAGGCATTTCTGCAGTCTATGTTGGACATGGCTTCTTTGTAAGATAGACCCATCTTCTTTTGACAATCCTTCACATGCTCTACCCAGGTCTTCATATACAATAACAGAATAAAAAATATCTTGTCATTATACAATGGACTATACCATGTTCACTCGTGTAGGTGCTTACCTCTACCTTTTGTCTCAGTCAGTCTACACCCGCTTCCTCGTCCTCTATGCTCGAGCTAAACGCCTCCACTGATGCTCTGTTCCATCTCCATGCTCAACGACCGAGACAAAGGGCTGCGGACAAGGACAGGTTTTAAAAGTTCCAGACTTGGATGAATGGGACAAAGTTTATCATCTAATCCTTTGGCTACGGCATTACTACTTTCAATCAGTTTACAGTATTCACTATACATGTGTTCAAGGTATTCTTTTGCAGGGACGGGTCTATGTGGTTTAGACAAAGCTAGTGTCTTAAAAATATCCACACCTAACAAATAATATTCTCTTTGACTTATCATCTCGCTTTCCATACCCTTCTGGATAGCGAGATAGAGTTCAATGGACCCAATGATAGAACAGGTCAGGGCGAGAAGACAGGTAATGACACTGACCGCTTTCTGTGGGACATACTCCACCAACCCCACCGAGACAATGCTATTGATACCCGAGAGAACGATGACAGGTAGTCTGTAATATTTCAAGTTCTCTTTTAAAGCAAAATAACGTGTCTTGTGTTCTTTATTCAAGAGGACACAGTTGACTCTAATGTTTTCCAAGACCTGCTCAATGTCTTCGGTCCAGTCGTTCTCCATGTAGTAAGACTATATTTAATCGTTTTTGAGTTCAATTTTATAGTAGGTTCCGTTAAGTTTGATACGTAGATGCTGGCCTGAGGTAGACCCTGATGTCCCACTTTCAATGTTGGTTCCCGTTAGAATGAGGTCACCTGATGTATCATCCACCTTTAACTCAATAGACCCATTGCCCGATGGATTGGTTGCCTGTATAGTAAAAGGGTTCTGGGTTTGTCCATCGTAGGCTACAAGAGAACTTGTGCTACTGTTTCCATTTGCCGAGAGAGTGATGGTTCTATTCACTGCACCGCCAAAGTCTGCCTTCAATTCTACAATAGGATTATACTGACTATTGATTAGATTAATACTGTTCGCAAAACCACCACCATCATTTGCGGTCATGAGTAGTGTTTGAGTGTTTGCTCCTGCTTGTGGATTGATACGAATGTAATCATTGGATGGGTCACCTCCCGATGGAATATTTACGTATCCATTGGTTTTTGGTTTTAATTCTATGCTTCCAAGACCCACCGAAGGGGTTGCATCAAGCGTCAAACTGGTTGAACCTGTGCCTGATGTTTTGATTAGTCCAGTAGAACCCGTAGAAAGGTCAATCGGTCGCAATACATTCACTTCTCCCGCTGGTGTATCCACGCCGTTCAGTTGTAGCATATTTTGATAAGTTCCAGCAATAAAACAACCCATTTCAATTGACCCTTCTTCGCTTCCATTGGTAGGATCACGAATGGTATGCGTGATACGGGTATATTCTTGCTTTCCATTCGCACTATCCTTTCCAAAACAGGAGTGTGTAAAAAGGGGTTCACCCGCAATTCCTGCGGTTGGTTTGTTCTTGTAGGTCTCTAAGGCAACAGACCCTGTCGCATTGGTATTCGTTAGAGTAAGTTGCGGAGCCAATGCGCCCCCAGCGTTTCCATTGACTAACGCCATTTTACCCGTAGCACTGTCAAAGTCCATGTAAGATGAACTTGCTAAACTCGGCATGATTAGTCTTGTATTGGAAAGGTCAAAGTTATCACTGGCTACGGTAAAGTCGTTTTGACTTGAAATAAAAAAAGGAAGAGTAGGTACGGTAGGATTAGTGTATAAGATTGAACTTGGTGTAATGGTTAGGTTTGCGGTTGCGGTAGGTAGCCCAATCGACGAAGCGCCTACCGTAAAATTATCACTTGTCACGAGGAAATTACTATCTGTGGTTACGGTGAAGTTACTCGGGGTTACGCCTGTGTTTACCTGAGTAATACCCACAGGTCGCACAGTCGTTGCTACGTTCTTACCAATTGCGGTATTTTCTTCCAAAAGTGAAACCTGTGACTTTAGGTTAGTTGGTGCATTGAGAGGGTCGCCATTCACTTCCAGTGTCGCCACGTTATAGACCCCCAAACTACCGATAAATGCTTGTTCCTTTACGAATTGGTCAGTTACATAGGTTGTTTTTGACCCAGGAAACCCACCAGTAGCGGTATAGTTTTCGTAGTTAAATAAAAGTTCATCCACTGTGTTTAATGTTAGTTGAGACACCAAAGGGTCGGTTCTAAAAATGACTTGTTTGTCTGTAATATTTCCAGCAGTGAGAACCTGTTGTAGGGTATCGACAGGAACTACGGGCGGATAGGCTGACCCATTAATGGTTGTTACTTGTAAATTATCACAACTCAATATATCATTAGAGTTCATGTTGATATCACTTGCCCCTGCACTGTTCCCATTCAGTAAAGTGTCCGCTAAATCCTGCGGAACACTGGGAACAATGTTGTTGACTTTTGCCGTAAGGGCATTCACCCGTTGATTGAGAGAAGCAAGGTTTAACATCTTATAGATATACAAGATATTAAAAAGTAAGACAAATCTATTTATCATCGGGAAGGTTCAGTACATACGCTTCTTTCTCACTCAACACCACCATGGGAAAGCTCTTGATAAGAGTGACCCACCGACTGGGCAGTGTTTTAATCTTTTTGATTTGGTGTTTGTCTAGTCCAAAGTAGTTCTCCAAAAGATATTTTAGACTGCGTCCACCGAGAGAATGCGGAAAGATGGTCACACTGTGTGCCTCGTTCAAGATGCGTTTTGTATCCAATCCATTCGTGGCTAAATGACTGGTATAAATGACGCTCGTGTTGGTATGCCGTCCCGTTTCTAAAAGCATGTTCAGGATACCATTCACTTTTTGTCTCATGATTTTATTCGTGATGCAGTCTGTATCGTCAAAGATAACCATACTGTCTTTGAAGTCGTTGGCTTGTAGGTCTGTCGTCAGCAACTCGTTAGACAACTTAATACGCCTCATGCCCTTAACCTTGTCAATGCTGCTGTCCTCATTGATAGAAGAGATAAGATAGATATCATTCTTTGGAAACAGTTTCTTGTATTGGTCACAGTAATGCTTCGTATAGTAGGACTTGCCCGACCCTGATGCACCCGTAATGTATAAAATCTGTCGTTCCGTCTTCTTGTTCGGGACATGCTGGATTTTTTCCTTGGGCTTCGTGAGTTTCAATTCTTTCAAATAGTCCTCTACGTTAGATTTATCTTGTTCAATGGATAGGGTCTTGTTTTTCTTCTTGTCTCCTTCAAATGTAATCAACGCCACAGGCACTCCTACATCTTCCAAGTTCATGTTTTAATATACGGATATAATTTTTTTGTTGAACTAATAAACTTTTTTGTCTCGGCTTGTATCTGGTCATTCAAGATTTCTTGGACCTCTTGTAGGCGTTTCAAAATCTCTTCGCCTTGACTGTCCAAGATGCTCGAGATAAGGTCTTTGAATAAAGGATTGATATTCTTTTCAATGTATTCCAAATTGTAGACAATGTCCTCTGCTTCCACAGGCCTAAACGTCTGTTCCATCATGATGTCTACCAGTTCTAAATCACTCTTGTAGCTTGCAAGCTCCCCCACCTTGGAATTAAAAAAGTTAACCAAGCTATTCAAGAGGGTAGGGTTTGACTCGCTGATGCGTAGGTAGGCAAAGAGCCGTTTCAGTGCCTTGTAATAGTTTCCCTTCTCGGCGTAGGACTGGACGTCTAACAAAAGATTGGTTTCAATGTTTTCCTTCTTGGTGGTTTCAGGTTCGTAAGTTTTAAAGTCCCCAAAGTTCACAAAATACATCTCACTGAACTCATGAAACAAACCATCAATCACACTGATAATATCCATCTTGATGATGCTTTGTTCTTGTAGGCAGTCCACAAACATCACTTTGGTATCCTCAATAAACTGATATCCTGATTCAATCGTTTGTCTCGTCCAGCGGATGGGCTTACCCCCAGGCTGAACCCCACATTTGAAATCAGTAATCCAGATGTTCTTTGAAGCGTAGGCAGTCTTGTATTTTTCCCTAAACACATCTAACACACACTCATACACTTCGGCACTGCGGGTAAAGGAAACATACTCCATGAGGTCAAGGTCGGCCGCATACTCAATGTCTTGGACAGAGCCTGTGCCCACGACCCGCTGGCTCCCATGCAGAGACAAAAGGGCGAATACCTTTTTTTCACCAGAGCTATAATCTTTGTCTGTCTTCTCTTTCAAGCTCATGTATACTTTAATGGAATATATTATTTTGTCTCTATTATCTACGTTGACTCTTTCAAAAAAGGTAAACAATCTAAATAATCTAAACGTTTAGATTGCGAAAATAAGTATGGAGATATAGGAAAACAGACAGTGTTTTTCATTTTAAAAATCTAAAATTAAAATACTTATTGTTCGGGATAAGTATTTTAATGGTGGTCTGTCTTTTTTAAACACCTAACTCAGTGTCAGGATACAAAAATATTATTTCTTCTCTTTTTAGATTTCTTACATGGAGATGAGATAGCTAATTTCGTCCAATAAAACCGCTTCCAGCTCGGCAATCATGTCCAAGGTCAGGTCAAAGTGCTTGATATTACACCCATTCTCTTTTGCAAAGTCTTTGAGGTATTTGTGATAGAGTGGGATAAGAGTAAACAATCGCTTGATAGGATTGGCCATCTTGTCATCTATGTAGAACATCCAAAGGCATGGAGCATTATTCATGTAGTAACCTGTCTTTCCGCCCTTGTCTACTACAATGCTCTTGTTCTCTGCGTATTCCGCACGGAAGTCCCGCAAGAAGATGTCTTGAAACGTTTCCGCACCGTTAAAGATATCATTGTAGTCCTCGAGCGTGGAACGGTCAATCACCCGCTCCATGAGGGTAATTAGAGGAATACTCTTTTCCAGGGAAGAACGAGTAACCATCTTTTCCTCTGTCTTTTCAAGCTCTTGTTTAATCTGACGTAAGAAACCCTTAGCTAGTGGACGAGTTGCAGAGAATATTCCTATTGTCACTTCTCTGTCCCACTCGGGCAATGGATCATCACCGTGCGAGGCAAGGATGTCTTGCAAGGATTTGCCGAAAGTAATGATTGTGGACTTGTAGTGATTACGAGACCATAAGTCTAAATGATTATTAGGTGCGGCTTCCACTTCCTTGCATCTATCTAAAAGCCATTGCTTAGCAATATCGTTTCTCTTGCATCCAAACCAGATAAGCCAGAATAAATCCGTCCGGCAAAGCAAGCGGTTAAGCTTTACCTTTTCTATCTCATCTTCAAAGCTTTCTAGTCTTTGGGCAAAGTCGAAATACTCTTGGAGAGTTTTGTAGTGCTTGAGGGGCGAAGGGGTTATGTTCATCTTTTTACAAAGATTTGGCAAGATACATAGTAAGAGCCGTCTACCTCTATAACGTGAGGCAATTTTCTGTAGATTATTTCTGCACCAAGCGCGTAATTGTGAAGATAATTCTTATCGAGAAAGTCTTCCATTGCCTGAATTGGATCAGGGAACAATAGAATGTCGGATCCGTTAGAGTTGTTGCAAAGCTTGATCCAAGGTTGGTCTTCTTTGCCTTCGTAGTAAATGTGTGTTAAATCATTCATATTTAATCAAATTAGTTGGTGCTGGTTGGTGCTGCAAGTAAGAAGCGATGACTTTTTCAGTTGTAATCTCACCGGTTTTTTTATTCTCCAAGATTAATATTACACTCCCATCCTCCTCTTCAAGACGGTCTTTGATTCTTTTGTCGCAATCTTGTTTAACGTATGAGTGCATTATGATTATTTTAAATTAAATGATTGAAGCAAGTTTCAGAGTTTTGAAAGAGTATATTATTTGTGCTAATTGCTCCGAACAATCACTCAATTCATTTCTTGCAAGGTGATCC